CCTGCAAGTCGTTTTTGCAACCAGATGATACAACCTTATATTTCTTACATATATCCTTTAGCTGTTTGAGATTATAGTTGAACACTGTTAACCATTCGTATTCATGGAAGTCTGGTATGATAAAGTCTTCAGGAGAGATTTTCTTTTTATTCTTTGAAAACATTTCGTTATTAACTAGATGTTTGTAGTTAGCAAGATAATCATTATGTTTTGATGAACTTGACTTTGATTTAGATTGAATGATCTTATTTTCACTCATATCTCTCTATATTATATTCCTAAAACAATATTGTTAAATAGTTTTTGGTAATGAAATTTTGCTTCTGACTTCATATGATCATCTCAAGTCATTATAAAAATGCCAATAGTGTCTTTTTATAATAATGTTATAACTATGATAATGTCGCCTACTTTTTCGTTATTATAGATATCTCGTTGGTTAATAAGAGGTATTCCTTCATCTCGTATTAGGTAGATCTGATGTTCCTTTATCTTGAGATCCTTTGCTTTTATTTCAAATAATTTCTCTCCAACATTCAGTTCTAGTTTACCCTTTTTGAGGAGAGATTGTATTGATGTGGTTATGTTTACTAGGATATTATTATTGCTATCTATGGATATATGATTTGGTAATTCGGGTATACACTTTACTGTTAAACGGGTGTCACTATTATCAAAACTTACTTCAGAATGCCACAATGGAACAAAGTAGAGATTATCTTTGAAGTTTATTTTTGAGATATTACTTTTATAGAGATCGTCAAGTGAAGGATATAACATCATGATATTATATGTATCATTCTTTTCATCTAATACATTCCTTATCATGTTAAGATAAGTATTAGACACATTGAAGACATCCTTGTATTCACATATAAAATTATATATGTTGTCTAATGTATCTGGATCCATGCTGCTGATAAAATTGTATAATTGCTTTTCACCTCTAGATATAGCAAGCTTAAATATATTTATTACGTCATTTTCGGATATATTTGCAGGCTTATAGTCATTGATAAAGTCCTCAAAAAGATTATTATAGTTCTGTGATGTTAACTCCTCCATTTCATCGCTTGTGTATCCTTGTAAAAGCTGATATGCAGAAGTTATATCTTGAAACGCTTTGGTAGCATTGGGATCATTCTTGTTTTTATCTGGATGTAGTTTTAGCGCCATTCTTCTATAATGCTTCTTGAGCTCGTCGCTTGTAAAATTTCTATTTGGTATCTTGAGAATATGAAGAGCACATTCTATGTCCATGTATCAGATTTAATAAATAAAAGATATAACTCTCTAAATGATATATCGGTCTATAGTTATTGTTATATTGTTGTAGAAATGAGAATATCTTGATCAAACAACCTGATATTTTGTCTGCGGGGATTTTTTTGCGCTTGTTAAGAGACGAAAAAACATACCAGACGAATTCTGTTACATCCAGATTCATTATGAATATATTATAAAGCTTATCTCTCAAATCCAAGAACTTCAAGTCTTTAATATCTATCATATACTCAACTATACTTTCATATATAATCTCAGGGCTTGTATTTATTGATCCTAAAGATTTAATGTTAGTCACTTGATCCAAAGAGAGATTTGATAAGTTTTTGATATCGGTGCAGTTACTATAGCTCTTCTTCGTAGGCCTTGAGAACGAAATCAACTCACAACAATTTATAATATTCTCAGGTATAAAACTGATATGCTCTGTTATTAATATGAATTTTAGTGTTATAGGTGACGCATTAAATGATTGAATGTAGCTATAGAATATTTCAAGTAACTCACTGTGAATAGCATGGAAGTTTTTGCATACTATAATACCTGACTTATTTCCCTTTGCTGCAACAGCATCGCTAATCTGAACATATATCTCATGCCATAATGGTTTTGAAGTACAACCTAGTAATGATAAGTCAACCTCATAGTGTGTATCACTTATTTTAATTATATATGAAGACTGCTTATCTTTTGGAATAGTCATTTTCTTTTCATACTTAAGTTCACTAGGACTGAACTTGTTTATTAATGACAATACTTGAGTGTATTTCCCAACACCAGGCGGTCCGTAGAAAATAAAGTTTGGCATAGTTTTTATATCTTTGTTAATAGAGTTGTATATTTTGCTTTGTTTAGGGTGTAGATCATGTTTTTTATTACTTTGTATATAATCATCAAATAATGTCTCTTTGAATCTCATAATATAATAATAATACTTTTTTCTTTATTTTAAAACTTAAAATAATAAATAAATGTTAATAATATGGATGAACCAAATGAAAATGAAAGCGAACAATTGGACTATCTAGATACTATGGACGATTTTTACCGTCGAATCATTGCCGATATGGAAAATAAAGAAGAGAGATTTCCAAATTTGATATCTGTATGGAAGTCGCACATAGCGAACAGACGAAACAAGTTTATAGCAGAATTACGACGTTGTAAACTTCTACTGGATTCGATGGAAAATGGGACTGCAAACGACTTATCATTGTCACAAATAACACGATTAGTATGCTTAATGCACATTATAAATACCGGAAATAGCACTTAGATATATATCATAAATTATAATATGTATCTATCTTTGAATTTTGACCAGATTGACTATAATCGTTTTTTTATTACAGATATAACTAGAAATACCGTGATGGACAATAGTATATTCAAGAGGCTAACATACTCTACTGAAAATATCACATTCAATGGTCTTTGTGTTGTGACTGATTTTGATGCTTATAATATTGAAAAATATTATCAAAAATATAAGTGTGTGTTTGATTCAACTATTAACAGAAATATCATACAGAACATCAATCTTTTAGAGCGAAACATATTGAGTAAAAATGTAGTTAGCGGAAAGAGTCCGAAATATTCAATTGGTGATCAACTACAATCTGGATTTATAAAAGTATTCTTAGAGAATAGTTCCATGTCTAGAGATAACCAATATATTATACTAAAAATTTCAGGTATATGGGAAAGCAATCTTGAATATGGTGTCACATTTAAGTTTATAGTTCTTAGCCATCAGTTGTGAAGTAGCTTAATATTACCTGCATAAAGCCTGCGATAATATAGTTGAAAAGCAAAAATCCATACAAAATGGCAGAGTCTTGAGCTTGAAGGTTCGACAATACATGGTTTACCATAGTTCTATTCTTTTTCTTCAGGTTTAGTTTCGTGCCTTTCTTACCAGATGAACTTTCTTCGGTTGCTAATTGGGTTGGTAAAAACATTTCCATAACTATGTTTCTTAGCGCAATAAATTCAAATATCAACAATGTCAATGATGCAGTTGCAAAAGAGTTGTATTCAGCAGGAACACGATCATTTTTGATCTTATCGCCATATGCGACATTCATCTTGGTATACCAATACAACAGTATAATTAACATTATGATAGGCCATGTTCTGGCTAAATATTTTTGTATAATACTCAACAGATCGTTTCCCTCATTAGCACTTTTTGCTTGCTGTGATATACGAGCAAATACGAGAAACAATAAACTTATTAGAGAGAAAGTAAGCCATCCATATCCCCATACCATTGACGCACTTCCAGACCATAACAACATGACACCGATAAATATGAATCCAAAGACGATGTTAATATTATATTTCATTTTTCCATCACTTATAGTCATTATTTATATTTTATAATGTTATTATTTTTTCAGATCATCTATCTGTTCTTGTAGGTCTTGTATTTTCAGTAGTAACATTGGTATTATGTCTAAATAGTTAACAGTCTTTGGTGATTCTGGATCCTCTGGTGTTGACACTAAACTGGGAAATAACTTTTCCACTTCTTGAGCAATGAACCCATACCTTAAAAGTTTTTCATCATCATTCTTAAAATTGTACTGTTTGGGCTGTATCTGCATAAGTTTATCTAAACTTGAATTAGGTATATCTTCGATATTTACTTTCAATCTCTCATCTGATGTAATTGTAATTGTATTAACAACAGTAAGATTGTTTGGGCAATATACATTCTGGAACAAAGGTAACAAAGGTTCAATTTCATTTGTTCCACGTTTTTTCCATAAACCTCCAGCTCCTGATGAACCACTGTTTAACATAGAAAAAGTTCTAACAGCTGACATATATACATTAAAATACTAAATTAATTATCTATTAATTTAATATAATGAATAATTTAATCAGAAATACTTCACACCCTTTGATTCCTAGAGAGCAAACTTTTAATATAGATAGGAAATTAGTAACAATACATACTGAGGACAGAGATATTAATAAGTGGCCAGAAGCAAACCATTTTGAAGTAAGATTGCCTGAGCCCTTACAGAATGTTGAATCTATTAGATTGGTGGAAATTATGGTGCCTGCAAACTATTATACATTTAGTAATCGCAACCAGAATACTAAGTTCTGGGTTACATGCAATGGATTCACTAATGAGATAGTTATATCGGATGGTTTTTATTCAAATCCTGAAGAACTAGCAGCAGAACTCGCAGGTGCCATTAACGACCAGCCATGGGGAGGTCCTTTGTTTGATGTTATCTATAACTCAGTAACACAAAAGTTCTGGTTTACCGAGACTACTGGTGTCGGTTTCACATTAGATTTTAGCAGACAGTCCTTTTATGACATATCTAACTGCAACTATTTTACAGAGAACGTGGTGTTTGGTAATTACACAAAGTGGGGGTTGCCATACTATTTAGGATTTGAAAGAGAAGATTATGTTGCAGAGCAAACACCGACCGAGATCATATTCAATTACAATGGCATAAGTGCTGTCCCAGCGAATAATTTCTATGTCACTGCACCTTTCACTTTGTCTATCTTAGGTGAAAGTGCTATCTATATGGAAATGGACAAATATAACTCTATGGATGAAATTATGCCTTATTCCTTTGCCACAAACCAGCTATATAATAATGACTACAGTGCCCGCGTTAACAGTGCGTTTGCCAAGATACCCGTGATCGCAACTCCGCACTCACAGTTTTTTGACTCTAGAAATGCATTTTTGCAAAATATATCCCATTATCATCCTCCATTAGAAAAAATTCAGAAGCTTAAATTCAAATTTAGATATCACGATGGAAGACTAGTTGATTTTAATAACTCTAATTTTAATTTTACGATAGGTTTCAATCTACTACAGAATGAGCAACTAAGAGATTATACCATAAACATTCCTGAAACATACTTTATTGCATAGGTTTATTCTACCTTATATGTCTTCTTGATCCACTCCTTCAATACTTTGTCCTTGCATATAATAGGATTATCAGTAAATCCTTTCAACTTCAAGAACTGTGGTCGCTTCATTTTATCATTCTGATAGTAGATATATTTTCCATACTTACCTTCTCTAATTGATATATCTTTTGTTAGTTGTCGCAAAATTCCGCTCTGCTTAGGTTTATCTAGAATCTGTGTAACGTCCTCCAGTGTAATTTCGTGTTCCTTTTTCTTAATGTAGCTTAAAGACTTTGATTCACCACCATAACATACATATAATCCATATTTACCATTCTTAAGTATGACATCTTTTTCCTGATATTTTCCGAGACAGCGGCCTGATCCTGTATTGTCTTGGACAATATCTTCTAACCTGTATTCTCCATTTTTTAGTCGTTCCATTGAAATATCTTTTTTAACGCTTTTGAATGTTGTCTCATCACCGTTCTTGCATTTGATGACTGGACCATGTTTACCTATGATGTATGTGTGCTGAGCGTCAATAACATACTGTTCTTTTGAACCCTTGCTAAGAGGTTCTATCTGCTTCATGATGTCATCATAGCATGTCCTGCACAGAGTGTGCCATACTTCTTCTCCCTTTGCAATTTCATCCAACCGATTCTCCATCTCTCGTGTGTATTCATACTCAAAGAAACTAATGAAATGTTTAATCAAGAACTCTAAAACCATCACTCCTAGTGGCTGAATAACCAATTTGTTTTTCTCGTTACCAAATTCTTTTTCGTTCTCAATCTCCTCAAGTTCGTTGCCTTCCAATTCAAAATCAACACATTTTATTTTTTTGCCCTTTACATTTTCCTTAGAGACGTACCCCCGTTCTTGAATTTTGTCAACAAGCGATGAGAATGTAGATGGTCTGCCTATACCTTTTTGTTCAAGAAGTTGAACAAGCTTAGCCTCTGTATAGTGGCTCTTGAGATCTTTCAGCGTAACCTTGCTGTTAATCTTATTATATTGTATCTCACTTTTTGCCTTAAGTGTCTGAATGAAATTATACAGCTGGTTCGTCTCTTCAACACCCTTCACAATTTTCCAACCTGCAAAGACAACTTGTTCTGCAGTATATCTGTATTCAGTTTCCTCTGGTGCTGAGATTTTAGCCGTTACTGAAGAATACTTAGCAGGTGACATGCAGCTCTCTACTGTGTTCCTCCAGATAAGAATATACATCTTTTTTTCTTTTGGAGTCATAGAGTCGTTTACTTGTGTAACCTCAATCTTTGTAGGACGAATTGCTTCATGTGCCTCCTGCGCATTATCGTCCTTTTTATCTTTATCCTTCTTTTTCTTTGATTTCTTTGCATTCTCATTACCACGAAGTGCCAATTTGTCTACATCTGGATGTAGGTAATCCTTACCCCACTTGTTGGTAATGTATGGTTTTGCAGTCTTGAGGAACTCTTCACTATAAGTTGTGCTATCAGTTCTCATATAAGTAATATAACCTCCTTCATATAACTTCTGCAATATAGTCATAGTCTCTTTTGGGGAAATATGCATTTCATTGCTTGCAGTTTGCTGAATAGTGCTGGTCGTAAATGGTGTAGGTGGATTTTTTGTCACAGCCTTCGGTTTTGTATGATCATAGATATGAGTGAAAGTAACTGACTCAGTAAGGAAGTTTTCCATTGTTTCTTCAGAGTCATGATGCTTTTGCAAAGCGAAAGGAATATTCTTGCTGGTAAAGATGCCGGTGGTATTATATACTTTTTTCCCTGGTGACTGCTCAATTTCCTTTTCATTGTCATATATTATGCGCAATGCTGGTGTTTGACACCTCCCTGCAGATAACCCAGTTTTAGATTTACGACTAATATTTTCCCATAGAAGAGGTGACAGTTTGAAACCAACAATAAGATCAAGAATTTGTCTTCCTTGTTGAGCATGGACAATGTCCATATTTACAGTGGTTGGTGTGCTAACTGCAGCGAGAATTGCTGGCTTAGTGATTTCATGGAAGATAATGCGTTTAGTTGTAGATATCGGAAGATTAAAGTGAACGCAGACGTGCCATGCAATGGCTTCACCCTCTCTATCGTCATCTGTAGCCAAGTAGACCTCATCCGACTCCTTAATGGCTTTTTCCAGTTTATGAATCTGCGAAGCTTTTGTAGTTATTTCTTGGAAATATGGTGTAAAGTTATTATTGACATCAACACACTTTAGATCAGACAATTGCTTGAAATGACCAAAAGTGGCAATACACTTAAAGCCAGCGCCTAAGAATCCTTCTATCTTACCGCACTTTGCAGGTGATTCAACAATGACAAGACTTTGAGACATCTTCGGTTTTGCGGGCATTTTATTAAATATATAACTAATTTTTTTAATTCAATTATATATTAAATTTGGCCTTGTTGTTCTGTCTGAACGCATACTCTCCCATTTGTCCTTCTAATTTTCTAACTACACCATTTTTGTTGCAGTGAAGGAATGCTGTTCTATTGTCAAGAGTATATTTACTTAGATTAACACCAACAAGAGGGAGCGTGTTATTAGTCTGATAAACTATCTCTTTTATAATATTGTCGTTATTGTATATGATTATCTTGACATGACTTATTTGACCAATAGGTAGTCTAGTTATGTTAGGTGCCTGTCCATTAAAGTTTATTTCACAATCGCTGATAGGACATTTCGGATGATAGTATGCGGTTCCTGTATAGGTCTTAAGGCATGTCCAACAAAAATCTTTTTTGCATGCTCCACATGTTACATGGTGACATTCTTGTGTTCCACCAGCAAGACCTGTTATTTTTTCATGTCTCTCTTGTTCCTCGGTTTGCAGCTTTTGAACTGTTGCCTTACAACAAGGACATTTCTTACAGTAATTCCTGATGTAAGCATTGGTCTCATCGTTACCATCTTTTCTGCGTGTTTGAAATTGTTTACACGTTATGTTAGGGTGCCAGAAATCATTACAGAATATACATATCTGTGTTTCACATTCTAAACATGTGCTAAAGTATTTGAAATTATGCAACTTTGGTGGTGAATTGGGCAGATCTAATTCTATTTCAAATGGAGCTCCACATTGAGAGTTCGGACAATATCTAAGTTTATCACTAGGGACGACCGACTTAATTATATGATACTTTTCAAATTTACTATAATCACTTTTCAAAATCAGTTTGTCTATTTTCTTGGTATATGGCGTAATCATCGCATTACATCCTGTCGTGAATAATGGACAGCGTATAGGTATATTGTCAGTTACATTTCCTAATGCAACCTTAAGCATATTCTTTGTGCATTCATAACAAATTAGATGGTCACATCCCGGATTTATGGTATTTCCTTCAAATACATTTTCCATGCATATAGGACAATCAACTTTAGGACCTGTATTAACTATAGGATAGTTTATTACGATATTTGTGACAAATCTGTCCTCAACAGGTCCCAAGTGAACCCCTCCGTTTCTTCCTGGTATTACCCTATTACCTGTCGGTAACATAACTCTATTATTCTGATATACTTGTCTAATACGCGGATCCTGAAATTGACGTTCTAAATCTCTAAGATGTCGTGCTAAATTATTTTCACGTGGTTCCGGTTCGTTATTTCTTACTTGTATAACAGGACGATGTGTTATTGGGTTGATCTCGGTATTTCTGACAGGAGTTCTCGCACGTCCTCCTAGGACAGGTGTAATTGGTGGGGTAATCTGTGGTGGAGGAGGTGTTCTCCTGAGATTTCTTATTCTATCTCTTATTCTCTCACGCTCAAGCTCATTGGCTCGTTCTCTTTCTCTTATTCTGTTGCGCGTCCTTTCTTGTGTTGGTGTAGTGATAATCCGGTTAGCTCTAGTCGGTGTCGCAACAGCATTAGTAGCTCTGAATGGTGTATTTACATTCCCTGGTATTCGTGTCGGAAGTCTTATTCGCGTGGCTTCGGGTTGTCTTCTATTTGTAGGAAGCATGTTATCAATATCATTTCTTATGTCTCTCAGTCTATTGTTAACAGATTCTAGTGTGTTTGTCGGTGGCGGTGTTCGTTGCGGCGTAGTCCGCTCATTTCTGGTTGTTCGGATGGGAGTCGGAATTCTTGAACGCGGTCTACTCAGATTGCGCAATCGCTCACGTTGTTGTTGAGCAATCTTGCGCTGACGAAATCTTGCGATATACTTTGAAAGAGAGATTCGCACTAGAATTTTTTTAAGATTAACGTTTATACGACCAATTCTATATCTTCTTATAACAGGTATATTTGAGATAAATCTAGTGATAGTGCTTGCAGCATTATTTGTTTCTCTCAATGATCGCCTCTCTTTGTATTCTCTATAAGATTCCTGTATCAGAAATGCGGCATAGTTATACTCTTCACTTTGTAAACGTTGAAACTTCTTTCTTGCCAAAAACCCTCTTATCGTTTTTTGTATCAGTATGATCTTTGGCATGTTTCCCAGATAATTATATGTCAGATTACGTTTTCGCTTTCTTCTAAGTAACTCACGAAATTTATTTGACATAGACTATACAAAGAAATTAATTATTATCCAACTTGGTGGCCTTGAACTGCTTCCAGCTTATGTTCTTTACACGCTTCTTTTCAACCTTTTTTGAATGTTTTTCATCTAGCTTTTCGGACTTTTTTAACGCACTATCTACGTAAAGCTTTTTAAGAATGCTTCCAACTTTAAACGAACCTTCATGTTGATCAATCTTACCTTCCTCTATTTCTTCTAAGACACCAAGAAAAGTGTTAAGAATAGAAAGATCTAGTTCGTCTTTCTTCACCTTATTGAATATGTCAGTATAACGCGTGAATAGAAAGTTACATCGTGAAGTGCACATCTGGTCAAATTCTGACGGATTGGTCTTTGCTAACCTACTATATTGTTTTTTGATGTTTAGAAGTTGTTGAACTTCGTTGCGTATATCTTTGCTATGCTTTACTTCCTTAATAAGATCGGTTGTGTCAACAGCGTCATTGGCGTTGATCATCTTTTGAAGATTCAATCGGTCGGTATCAGACATTTGGATACTCATCTTATATACATAAAAACAACAATTACTTTTTAATAATTTATATCAAATATATATATAAGATGAGCTGTAATACAACTTACCATGCGCCTTCAAGAACATTCAAGTATACAGGCCCAGGTCTCAAATGTAAGCCGATCACTCAAAAATCAACTCTCAAGATGAGCAACAATAGAAAACGAGCAAACGCAGCTATGCGTACTAGACATCAAAATCAAGCAGGTGGTGTCGGTGAAGTTGGAAAAGTGCGACCATTATGTCCAGCCAACAATGCTATACCTCCAAAAAAATCACCTGCACCAAAGGCTGCACACATGTCCGGTGCTGTCACTAAAAACGCTACTATGGCGCTACATGCGGCTCAGCTAGCGAACGCAGCAAACAAGACTAACAGCTCATGCTCTCAGTCAGGCGGCAGGCGTAGAACAAATAGAAAACGTCATAATAGGACTAAATCTAAGAAAGGAAGATACACTAGACGTATGAGACGACATTCTAAATCCAGAAAAACAAGAAAATAAAAATAACAACATAATTTATTATGAGAGCAAGCGATGTTTTATTATCAATTCTAATAATGGTTGTATTTTTCTCTCTAGCAATATTCGGTTTAGTAGGTGCTTATCAACAAAAAATAAAAGATAATTGGCCTGAATATAAATGTGATCCAATGGTAATTCCTTTAGCCGGACAATTAGGTCCAACTGTAAATGGAAAGCCTGTAAGCGTAGCAGGTAACTTCATGGAATGCATTCAGAGCATCCAGACAGATTACACAAAGTATCTCATGCAGCCCATATATATGTTATTCCAAATGCTCATGACTATCACTGCTTCTATAGCAGAAATGATTGGAGGACTGTTAAGTTTCTTTGGAAATTTTAGAGCATTAATTTCAGGATATATAGGAACAATTTATGGATCGTTTCAAACTATTATTATTATGGTGCAAAAGATGATTCTAAAGCTTATGGATATAATAAGACGTATATATGGTGTAGGAGGAGCTCTTATGTATATAGGAACAAGTTTTAAATACACCGTAATGTCTTTAACAAATAATGCAGCAGATATAGTTGTTAATATGGATCCATTTAATATTAGTGGACAAGGTGCATTTACTGGATTAGGGCATCTTAAGAAAGATGTTATGGACAGATGGGATGATAAACGAACAGATAATACAATGTGCTTTCATCCACACACTAAGGTTGCGCTGAAAGATGGGACAGCTAAAATGATGAAAGATATCAAACTTGGTGATATACTTGAAGATGACAGTGTAGTGGAGGCTACAATGCGTATAAAGAATACTGACTGTGATAACAAACAAAGAGAGAAACTCTATGAAATTGAGAATGGTTTTAACGGAGATAAAATATACATAACAGGATCACATTATATATATGACAGTACTGTAGGAAAGTTCATAAAAGTGGAAAGTTATTCTGGTGCCAAATTGACAAAGAAAAAGTGCAAAGTTTTATCTTGTTTAGTAACAAGCACGCACAAAATTCCCGTAGGAGATCATACCTTCTGGGACTGGGAGGATGATAAAATACCAGATAATTAGTTTTTTACAATTATAAATTAATTTAATATTGTAAAAAAGATTTGTTTAATATCAAATTTATATATATGAACAAAGAGGACTTTTATAAGAAAATAAATGATTTGTATGATAAAGGAACTTATTTAGAAAAATACGGATTGCAAGCTATATTAGCCGTAGTTATTATTATTTTAGTATTCTCTGCAATATCATATCTCACGCTCAAAAAAAATGAAGACACAATTGTGCATAACTGGGGACGCGGTAACGTTAAGAATGAAGATGGTAAGTATTTAGATGCGCGACAAACAGGACCAGACTATAAATGTGACCCACGGTATGCACCATTAGCTGGGTTTATGTCTGGTAAAATACAAAAAAAACCACAAGAAGAATTTTACGATGCAGAATTCGCTGCATCCAACTTTACTGAATGTGTTACAGATACTCTAGAGAGTTTCACATTGTCTATGTTCAATCCATTCCTATTAATAGCATCAATGACTCATGCTAACTTGGGCAACTTCACGATGTCAATGGGAGGCATCATGGACTTTGTCCCTAAAATTAGAAGACAAGTAGCACTCTTTATACAGTCAATCTTTAACAAGTTGGGCATGTTTGTTTCTTATATGAGAAAGTTTTTGTATAAGATCAGCGATATGTATCAACGAGGCATAGGAATCGCTGGTATTACGCTATATATTTTTGAAGTAATATTTTTTCAGATCGTTGCTATGGCCCAGTTGATCGTATCTGTCATCAATAATTGGCTTGTGGCTGTTGTTACCATTCTTATAAATTTGCTTATTGTCGCAGTGATCGCTTTACTTGCTCTAGCTATTATTGTCCTAGTAGGATATGGAATATGGCAGGCGGGTATTGCACTATCCGTAGTATTAGCTCCAGTTTTTATGTCGTGGGTAGGTCTTATCATGGTCGGCGTAGGAGCTATTCTTTGGTTTGCTGCTGTTGTTGCTGCAGTAATTGTTTTACTCATAATACCAATCATTATAATCGCCCTGATATTCTATACTATATTCATCTTGATACCAGTTGAACACTTAGTAAGCCTTTTTCCTAGTTATATCCAACCTGATCCAGGTGCTGCGATGGCTTTAGATAAAGGTAAAAAGAAGAACAATAAGGTAGGCCTAATGAAATACTTGTTTCCATCGCCACCTAAACCGAGCTTAAGTAAACCCAACAAACCGCCCAGTCCAGGAGAATCATTCACTGGTAAAATTGCAGAGAAGCTAAGACATTGCTTTGACAAAGACACCATGTTGTCACTTAGCAACGGGAAACATAACGCAATTTCAAAAATAAAGTTAGGCGATGTTCTTGAAGATAATAGTGTTGTTACTGCTATTTATAAAGCAAGACACAATAAACAACACGAAATGTATAATCTTGATGGAACCATTGTCACTGGAGAACATTTAATTCTATATAATAACAACTTCATCTCTGTGAAGAATCATCCCAAAAGTATTAGAATAGACAAATACCATAAAAGGAACATATACTGCATAAGCACAAGCAGCAAGACCATAAAGATCAACAACGAAGTATTCTCTGACTGGGACGAGCTTACTAACGAAGAAATCCAAAGACTAAATGTGTCAGATATACACAGAGAACTTGAAGGAGGATTTGCAGGAGACACAAAATTAAAGCTGGAAAATAGAGAGATTCAGATCAGAAATATAAAGCTTGGTGACAAATTGCAAACCGGCGAGACAGTTTTAGGTATTATGCAAATTGATAGTAAGAACACACAGTGTTTTGAGTATAACATTAATGGCAACAAAATTGTAGGAGGTCCAAACATCATGTATCAAAACGAGAGTTTAGGAATTAACTCAACCAAGAACTGCCAAGATAAGAAGCGCGTAGATATGAGAACGCCATTATATCATATTATTACTGATACAACGATGGTCCCAATAGGAGATAATTTATTCTTTGATTATCAATCTTGTTTAGACAATTTATTATAAATTTTTATATATCAATTATTTATATATGGCTGTTAAGTTATTTGGTATGAAATGCCGCCTAGAACTGCTCGTTCTAGTAGCATTGTTATGTTTGTATATCGGTAGCACCCTTATGTGCAATTGCACGCGTATTGAGCCTTTCGCACCTGTTCAGAGCTCGTATGCAATGGCTCCTGGCGAGTCGGCTTATCAATATGACCTCAAGAAGTTTACAGGCGGTCACAAGGGAACTCCCGTTCCTCTTGCACCAGGACAAATGGATTTCTTTGCCGGGAACTCCTTTGAACCAGAGTGCTGCCCAAGCACTTATAGTTCTGGAGATGGATGTGCATGCATGTCGGCTGAGCAGGTATCTTATCTTAGCCAGCGTGGAAGCAATAACTCCTGCATTGGTGGATGTGAAGGTGGTGATAGTATCTAAGAATTCTCAGTAATATAACATTTTTTACAATATGTTATTTTATGCGTTGACATACCTATATCAACATCATCTGATATCCATTCATGCTTACATACCCTGTTCATCTCACTATGGATTTCATTATTCAGTTCAGCCAATATCGTTTTGCGTTCCTCAATGATCGCTATATACTTCAAATACAAGTTGCTAATATTTTTATTTTTGAACTCAGAAATCGGTATGTTTTTGAGGTTAAATGAGAGATTATTGTTATAAGATTTATCCGTTATCATCATATCATTCATTTTGCAAAGCAGTTCTTCATCTTTTATCAGATACGCCATTATAGTATACGCTATTAATTATATACTATCATGTATTTAACTCATTTACTGTTTGAATCTAACAAAAAAATTTTTAAGAATCAATCATGTTTTAAACGAGATATTACATAAACATGGAAAGATGTGCGGAGCCACTATCATCCTTCTTGAGTAGTTTGTTCACAATATTAGTTGTTACTGTAAACGGAAACGTTACTTCAAGAGACATATCTTCTTCAAATAGGTTCGTCCCTGGTTTCATGAGCCTGTAGAGATTGAGTTTGGTATAGATGATTTCAAGACTACGCTTCAAGTTCCTGACACCGTCTTCACCCATTGTAAAGTTTTCGTTGATGTAATCAATCGTTTCTTCAGGAATGATGATATCTTCATCTGTAAAATCTACTGTTTGTTTGATTGCCGGAAGAAGGTAGTCACGTGCGATAATATTCTTTTGCTTTTTGTCATATCCCTTTGTCTGGATACGATACATTCTGTCTTTTAGAATCGGATTAACCTTTGACTCATCATTGTAGCTGAAGATGAACAAACACTTGCTAAGATCAAAGTCAATTTCAGCGAAATACTTGTCATGGAATTTATCATTCTGCGATGTATCTGTCAAGTGGGTAAGAATGCTGATAATCTCTTCACCCTTTGGCGTGTCGCTTACCTTATCCAGCTCATCAAAATATATTACAGGGTTCATAGAACCACTTTGAATAATGATGTCCACAATTTTTCCCCAAGTTGATCCCTCGTATGTATACCCATGGCCCTCCAGGAAACTAGAATCAGTAGCTCCACCGAGTGCGATGAACGCGAAGTCCCGCTTGAGTATCTTGCTGATTCCCTCTTTAATTAGAGTTGTTTTACCTGTCCCCATAGGACCTTTGATTGCAATTGCAGTCCCTACCGCACCAGGATTTGATATCCACTGGCCAACCATCTGCATAATCTGTAGTTTTGCATCATTAAGGCCATATACCGCCTGATCAAGACTTTTCTTGGCATTCTCCATAAAGTCATGACATTCTTCAATACTATTTTGTTTACGACTCACAGGGAGTGATGTGTGGGTGTTGAAAGGAATCCGCATAAATGTGTCAACCCACAGTTTTGATTTATAGTATTCGCCTGCACCAGGCTCCATGAAACGTAGACTGTTGATCTTTTTCATGGCCACACTTTTAAATTTTGTAGGGATATCACATTCAAGTAACTTTAGTCGGTAAGGTTTTTCAACCCTGGAGTTCTTATTGATCTCGTCAAGTTCCTTAAGAAGTTTGTTTTGTTTGCTGACATCCATCTTATTGAACACTGCATAGTCGTTCATGACATTTTTCTCTGTAACACCCTTCCTAAATGCCTTGAGATTATTAAGCTTCACCTTTCTCTCCTTAGCGCCTTCCCTTTTCTCAATTTCTTTCAGTTTTTCCTCACCAACCTCAATGAGCTCTTTAACCACTTTGCTCTTTTTATTCACACCTTTGCAGTTCTTTGCCATCTTAATGAATTGTTGGATGATTTCCTTATCGGTCACCTCCTCGGTGATAACTTCGTTTTTCGCTTTTGCATCAGTTTCCAGAGCACTTACTAGTTCTCCCAATTCTTTATTTACACTTTCTAGTTCTTTCTCTAGAATTTTGTTCATGTCTTTGGTTTTCTTGCTAGATTTGACATCTTGAATCTCCTCTTCTTCTTCTTCCTCTTCTTGTTCTTCCTCCTCCTCCTCGTCCTCTTCATCATAGTAGTCGTCATCTTCTTCCGAGTAATCCTCGTCTTCATCAAGATCCTCTTCATAATCATACTTGCCGTAACTGATGGATGGTTGTCCTAGCGTAAATATAATATTGATTTGCTGATCATCCTCCTCCTCATCTTCTTCATAATCGTAGTATTCATCGTCTTCCTCCTCTTCACTTTCAGTTTCACTGATGACTCGTTTCTTGCTTTTTTTAGGTGACTTCTTCTTTTTAGACGATTTTTTAGACTTCTTGGATGACTTCTTGGGAGGTGGTTCATACTCTTCCTCGTCCTCGTCCTCGTCTTCGTCGTCCTCTTCAATTTGCTCAAGTTCTCTTACTCGGCGATTAATAAACCTAGACGGGAATAGTTTTGCAAGAAATTTGCGATATTTGACTTGATCAAGTTGCTCATCAAGATCTTCATCCTCCTCATAGTCGTCATCTTCAGATGAAGAGGATGAGCTGTCGGACGACTGCTTTTTTTTATTCTGGTTTCTAGTGTCACGCTTCTTAGAACGTAGACTGTATCTGTCCTTTTTAGGAGAATTGTGTGTGTTGTCGATCGTGGGCATCTTACTATTAATCTACTTTATTATTTTTAAATATTATTTGTAATCAATTTTATGAGTTATCATCCGATACATAATTATCATTTTAAAACTACAATAAAATTCATAAAATTGAAATTAAAACTATCTAAATAATATGTTATATTTATAAGAAGATGCCAGGCAACCAAACTGCCTCAACAATCCCAAGAGATAATGTTTCAAGAATTATTGGTATTCAATTCAGTGTTCTATCCCCGGATGAGATTCGCAAGAGTTCCGTCGCAGAAATTACCAGTCGTGACACCTATATTGGTAATAAACCTGTGATTGGTGGTCTCTTTGACCCTCGTATGGGTGTCTCCGAACCGGGACTTATCTGCCCCACCGATGGGTTGGACTACATGCAAACTCCAGGTTATTTCGGACACTTGAATCTTGCACGTCCGGTTTTCTACATTCAATATTTGCAAACCATTATTAAGATTTTGCGATGTGTCTGTGTTAAATGTAGTAAATTGCTAATGAACAAAGAAAAGCACAAGCATTTGCTAGAGAAATCTAATGAGCATCGCTGGAATGCAGTATTTGCTATCAGTAGCAAAATCAAGCATTGTGGTGATGAGAATGACTGCGGCTGTGGATGCAGACAGCCCAACAAAATCAAAAAGGAGGGTCTTGCAACGCTATTTGCTGAATGGGAGAATATTGATAATCTTGGACCTGAAGACAGTGACAAGCTCAATATGAAGCTCACACCCGAGAACGTTCTTAAGATATTTAGGCGTATTTCAGACGAAGATGTCAACTTCATGGGATTTAGTCCTACGTGGTCCAGACCTG